CTGGGCGGTCGCGTAGCGCACCGACAGACCGAGCTTGTCGATCAGCGCCACCGCCAGCTCGCAGGCCAGCAGCGTCTTGCCGGTGCCGACACCGCCGACCAGCGCCAGCACCGTCCAGCGCAAGCGCTGCGCGATCTGGTCGCGAAAGGCTTTGACCGTGCCGCGCGCGACCTTCTGGTCCGGCGTCACGGCTGCAAACTTCTGGTCCCGGTACTTCTGCGGGATTGCCGCGACCGAATGCAGGTGGGTCGATCGCTCCACCTTCCATCGCTCGTCCCGCTCAGCCTTGAGCGTGCTGTCCATGCACTTCGGGCAGTACCACGCGTGGCCAGGGCGGACGTAGACCTCGCGCCGCCCGTGCTCGCCACAGTCTCCGGCGAGCAGTTCGAGGTTAGCGCACGGGAGCATCGCGCCGATGTGTTGCAGCGTTTCCGTTGTCATAACTCGATGTCTCCTTCCGGGATCACGATGCCGTGGCGGGCAATCGTCTGCTCGGCGGCCGCGAGATCGCCGCTGCGGTCGATGCCGTCGAAGTTGAACTTGAGGTTGCCGACAGGCGCGACGGTCGTCTTCGCCGCCTTGCGCACCAGGTCGGCCACGATCTTGCTCAGGTAGCCGACCGAGATAGGCTCACCCGGCTTGCGCATCTTCGCCATGTCCGCCGCCTCGGCGATGTAGCGCATGTCGACGCCCTGGGTCGCCCAGGCCTGCACGTCTGGGTGCACCGAATTCGCGTTGATGCCCATGCGCCTCAGGGCAGTCGATATCTGGATCGCAGGGTCCTCCGCGGCGCGCTCCATCGTCTGCAGCACGTGCGATTCGGCGCCGGTCGTCGCTGGCGGCGTCCCCGCCGTGGCGGGCGTGGTGGCGCTCGTATTTTCCTGTTCTTGTTCTTGCTCCTGTTCTTGTTCTTGGCTTCGAAGGGGCTTGTAAGGGGCTTGCAAGGGGCTTTCGAAAACGCGCCTTTTGGACATGTGAAATGCCTTGGCGTATTTATCGTAAAACGCTGATAAATAAGGGTTTTTCAGCAGGTTGTCATACTCGTTCTGGATGCCCTTGCAGCGGTTATCCCGGGGTTCGAGCGAGTCGGCAATCTGGAACCTTGCCATCTCATACACCCAGACCATCTGCGAGTCGTCGTCGTAGGCACAGAACCCCGCTTCGATGGCGCTTCGAAGCCCCTTCGAAGCCCCTTCCAAGCCAAGCCCGGTTTCATCGGCGATGGTGCCGATCGAGAGGTAATACAAGCCGAGCATGTTGGCGGTCGGCGCCGTCATCAGGTACATACCGACGACGACCGCCTCGGGGCCGGCGCGGCGCAACGCCTTGCCGGTGGCCCCGATCCAGAACTTCGGGCCGACCTTCGCATAGTCACGCATCTACGACTCCTTTCACGCCGCTTGCTGCAAGGCGTCTGCCGCCTCGAAGTCGAACAGCGTCGGCACCGACAGCTCGCGGTCCATCGCGCGGCAGTAATGCACCTGGTCAGCGAAATACGCAGGGTTCAACTCGGACCCCATACCATAGCGCCCCAGCTTCATCGCGCGCACCGGTACCGTGCCGAGGCCGCAGAACGGGTCATAGACGACGTCTCCCGGGTTGCTGTATCGCTGGATCAGGCGGTCAACGATATCGATCTGGAACGGGCATACATGCTTCTCGACTGCACGGGCCGACTGCTCGCCGTTCAGGGTCTTCATTCGCACCACGTCGTGCCAGACCATGGGATCGTGGCTGCCGGGAGCCAGGCTCATATAGTCGGCCGGCAGCGTCTTGTTGGCCAGCATGGCTTCGCCTACAGCGACGTGGTACTCGTAGTTGTAGACGTTCTCCAGTGACAGCTGCGTGAACAACTTGGCCAGCTTGCCGGGCCCGTAGCCAGCCAGCTCCGGGGCCGACAGTAGGCGGTCGCCGCTCGAGCGCCAGAACGCATGCGCGTCGATCTGCCAGCGCGCCACGCTGTATCCGGTGCCGGGAACCGGCGGCAACTTACGTTCGAAATCGACCCTGGCGCCGTCGTCGTCCAGGCACAGCGGCTTGGCCTTAGTCACCGGGACGTCGGCGTAACCGCGGCTGCGGTCTGACTGTGGCTTATGGAACAACAGGATGTACTCGGGCGAGCCGACGCCCATCTTGGTACCGTCCTTGCACACTTCCGAATATCCAAGCCGGTAGGTCTGGTTGTTCTCGCGAACCACGTCGGTCACCACGGTGATCATGCCCATGTAGTCGAAGCCATGCTTGCGGCCGTGGAAGATCGCCTCGGCATGGAACGGGCTCACAGTCGGGATGCCGGCGCCAGTCACGTTGCCGAAGTTGATCCGGTCCTTCACGTGGCAGGCGTAGATGCGGCCGGGCTGCAGGATCCGGTACAGCTGCGGCGTCAGGTAGTCCATCTGGGCCCAGAAGTGGTCGTTGTCCTGCGTGTGACCGAAGTCGTTGTAGCTCGGCGTGTATTCGTAGTGGTTGGCGAACGGGATCGAGGTGACGATCAGGCCGACAGAGTTGTCAGGCTGCTCGATCGCCTCCAACACGCAATCGTTATTGGCGACGCTGAAGCGCTCGCCGTGCGCGATCTGACGCTCGACGCCGATCGTGCGCGCCAACGAGTTCTGCATCGACAGCTGGTCTAGGCCGTAGGTGCGGATGATCTCTGCCATCTTGGCCTGCATGGCCTCGTGCTGCCGCCACTTCTTTTGCAGCTCGACCAGCACGGCGCGCTCAACCTCGGTATGGATAATGTCAATCCGGACCGGATGCTGCTGCTGAAAGCGCTGGATACGGTGGATCGCCTGGATGAAGTCGTTGAACTTGAACCCGATGCCAGCGAAGATCGCGCGGTGGCAGTGTCGCTGGAAGTTGCATCCGCTGCCGGCGATGATCGGCTTGGTCGAGAGGTACTTGATCTTCCCGTCGCTGAAATCCGCAATGCGCTGCTCGCGCTCGTCCAGGTCCTGCGTGCCCCACACGCTAACCGCCGCTGGAATCGTCTGCTGGATCGCGTGGCGCTCATCCTCGAGGTCGTGCCAGATCAGAAAGTGGTCTTCCTGATCGTCGGCGATGATCTCCGCCACCTTAGCGACACGACCAGGCAGGCTGTCGCGCTTCTCGCCTGCCGCGGCGGACAGTCCCATCGCGACGTTCGGGATTAACAGGCCTTGACCGTTCTTCTCGGCGCCGGCGGCATCGTAGTTACTCAGGACCTCGTGGTAGCGCACGTCCAACGGCGGCAGCACGTAGCCCTCGTCCGAGTGCCCCAGGTCACTCGGCTTCTGGATGAAGCACGCCCAGCTGGCCACCCACAGCCAGAACTCTTGCTCCTTATGCGGGTACAGCGTCAGGTTGCCTGCCTTCTCGCTATCACGCTGGAAGAAACGCGTCAGCGCTTGGCCGGTGTCCATCACACCGAGGAAGCCGGCGTAGTGGATCAGTTCCTTAAAGCGGTTCGGGCTGGGGGTGGCGGTGAACACGAATTTGAATTCGATGCCATCGAACAGCGGCATAAATTCCTGGTACGTCTTACTGCCGAAGCTACGGAGGACGCTCGCTTCGTCCAGAGCGACCGCACGGAAGCGGCTGACGTCGAGCTTACCGTCGCGCACGCTCTCGTAGTTGGTCATGTAGATCACGACATCGTCAACGATCTCGGCCGTCGACCGGATAAAGCGCAGCTGCAGTGCGCACTCGCCAGTGAAGCGCTCGGCCGCCTCGCGCACGAACTCCTGGCGTACGCCAAGCGGCAGGACGATCAGGCGTAGGCCCGGACGGTGAATGCCAATCTGGCGCATGATCTCGAGGTTGGTCGCGGTCTTGTGCAGCCCGAACGATGCGAACACCGCACGTTGACCGCCGGCGAGAGCCCAGCGAACGATGTCGCGCGTATGGGGTTTCAGGCCAGGATTGATCTGTGCGAGCGGGACATCGAATCCCCGAGTCGGCGCCAGCTTGATCTTGTTTTTAAGAAACTCGTGGTAGTCGGCTAAAATGTTGGAAGCCACTTCAAATCTCCCTGGTGAAGGATTAGTTGTTGGTCAGGGACGCTTTCCGATGGCAGTCGGGCTGCGTCCCGCTTGGGTTTATGTCAACGCTGAGAACCACGTCTGCGGCCGGGCCTTCGCCTGCAAAACAGTCGCATCGGCCTGTTTGAGCCTGATGTGGCGGATGTACCGCGGATCTTCCTTGCCGCCCGCCTGCGCCTTGGCGATCGCATGCTTGATGCGCCGACGGTACTTGCGCTTGTGGTCCGCGTTCGTGCGCGCGGCCAGCGTGCACGGGACATCCTCGCCCGGACCGGCGACGATGATCGGCTGGAAGGCTCCGGGGCCGACTGGTCGTTTCCAGCGGCCGGTGTGGCACAACTCGTTCTTCTTCATCGCCCGGACGCGGCTCTTGAGCGTGTTGGAGCTCACGCCAAGCTTGTTTGCCAGCGCGTCAAACGTTGCCGGCAGCAGCATCAGGATCTCCATTGCCTGGACATCGCCGACCGCTGGCTGGCAGCGCGGGCACTTGGTTTCGCCGCGGCGAATGCTCGGCGCCGCAGCGTTCAAAGTAAGGCCGCAGCTGCAGCTGACTCGCCAACGCGCGCAGCCGCTGGCAGTTGTGCCGTCTCGCGCGACGGTCGTGAGGTTCACATGCGGCGAAACTGGTGGTTTGGCCGTAAGTTGTCCTGGTTTGCTCATGGCTGGCTCGCTTTCACGGCGTGGGATTCGACGTTTCGAGCGCGGTGATGGCCACGGCAAGCGCCGGCCAAGCGTGGCTGCTGACGCCGTACAGCGGTCCCGGTTTGGCCTTGGTGCCGATCTGCGGCGTCTTGCCTCCACCGACGCACGGGAACAGGTCCAGCAGCGCCTGGCGAATGTTGGCGTCCCTCGCCCGGGGATTGCCGCACAGGTGCAGCTTCACATTCTGGCGGTAGACCAGTTCGACGGCGTGGGGCGCGTGCCAGGCCTGCGTGAAGCGGCCGATCCAGACGCAGGTCTCGAACACCTCGCGCCCAACAGCCATGCCGTACGATGCGATCATCTCGATCGCGAGGCGGTGGCCGCTGGCGCAGTGGTGGTCCCACTGCACGTACTTGAGCATCTCGTCGTTCGGCATGACGCCGGCGGCGACGACAGCGCTGCCGTCATATAAGCACCAGCCGGACTGCGCCGGGCCCGGGTCGATGGCGAGGATCGTCATTCGATCAGTCCTTTCTGCCTAAGAATGGCGTGGGTCAGCATCCGCGCGTGGCGGAAGGTGGCGAGCAGGCCTTCGTGCGAGAGCCAGGCGGGGCGCGGACGGCGCCCGTCTAGCACGTCGTGGCAGCTCGAGCAGCCGAAGCAGGCCTCGGTGTCCGGCGCCTTCAGGCCCATCCCTTTGCCGTCAGCAAGCGAATTGGAATGGCACAGAACAGTCGACGCCGGGTCGCGATTGCAGACGCCGGGGATCGTCAGCGTGCAGTCCTGCCCGCGCGCTGCACGTCGAATCGGCGTCATCTTCGGCCGCGTCGGCTTGCGCAACCTGGTCACCTTCGGTAACCGCGACTCCTCTGATTGGCGCTTCGCCTTCGCCAGCAAGCCGGTCGACTTCGTGGCCAGCTTGCCGACGCGGTTCATCGGGGTGCGGCGCTGCAGGGGCTTGCCCTGCTTAAGTTGTGTCGAGCGCTTCAACGGTTCACGCCTTAGTTTGAAATGACGGCGCCGGGCGGATCGACCAGGCCGGGATGTCAGTGCGGGTGCCGCGCGTGTTCGGTATGTATTCCCTGCGCAGCGGCGGGCGATGCATCAGATTGACCTGGCGCGGGGCGGCCACCTTCGGGCACGGCGCCGGCGGCGCGTCGCCCGCCTCCTCTGCGTAGTGGTTGCGGGCGAAGTCGGTCAGGTCAATCAGTCCATCATCGGTCCGGCGCAGCCAGCAGGTGTCGAAGGCGCGATTGAGCGCATCCAGGCGGCGCGAAGGTACGAGGCCGAAGCTGCCGAGGCTGAACACCTCCTGCTCGGTCTTCGGGCCGGTTTCGTAGATCGCCTTGCCGGCGATGTAGCTGCCCTGCTGCTTGTTGATTGGGATGCGCGGGCGGCATGCGGAAATGCGAGTCATGCTGCTTCCAGTATCAGTTGTTGCGGCCTTATCGACCGTTTGAGGTGAGGTGCATTGGCGTGAAATACAGCCAATGCGAATCCACGGGGCGTAGCACTTCGAATGTTGGCGCGCTCCGGACCGGGTGGGCACTTGTGGATGCGATCGTCCGGCGGGCCAAGCGTCTCGTCGCGCTGCGGGGGCGGCATTACAAAATCGTTGCCCGTCCAGAGGCACGTGGTCTTGGTGTAGTTGTCGTCCGAGTAGAACCCGGTGTAGTCGTCTGGGCTGAACGTGTGCGTAGCCTTGCCAAATATGCTGCTGAACACACTGACCGGGTTCTCGAAGAACCAAGGCGCTCCGGACAGCATGCCGACCATGCGGCATTGTTCGGCCACCAGCGCTGCTTTTGCCTGAAAGTGTTTGTCTTGCGCCGCCTTGGAGGCGAACCAGCGCGAACCTGAGACCGCTACGTCGGTGCAAGGCGGGAATCCGGCCACGAATACCACGCGCTCGGCACGAATGATCTCGCCGAGTCGATTGGCAGCGCCAAGGATCGTATTCGAGATGCGCTCTACCCCCCCCTCGATCTTTGTCACCGGATGTTGCGGGTCAACCAATACAACCCGGTAACCAGCATCGAGCCACGGCTGCGGCATGCTCATGGTGAGATTGCAAAGGAAAATTGCGACGCCACGGCTCATGCGCGAGCCTCCATCGACCGGCTCGCAAAGAACGCCGGCGGCAGTGCCCACGGATCTGGCGCCACCGGCTCGGAGCGGACACGGATCGCGTAATACGCGTCGTGGCGCAGCACGTGGAAGTGCCGACGTGGATCGCTCGGCAGCTTCTGGGGCTGTGGCTCCGGCGTCACCACCTTTGCCAGGAACGACTCGATCACCCGCTCCTCGGCCGCGAGCGCGAACACGGGCGCACCAACAGCACCCGGCACGGCCGCCGGCAAACGGCGCGCGAGCGAGACTACGTTTGCCGCCTCGAGCACTTCGAAGTGGCGGCGCGCGGACCTGGAGCTCACGCCGAGCAGCCCGGCCGCAGCGCTGACCACCATCTCCCCAGTGCGCATTGCATCGATTAGGCGGCGCAGGTTGGCAATACGGCTTTCCGTGCGAGTCATGCCGCACCCCACTTTTCTGCCGCGATCGCCGCAAACAGCGCCAGCACGTCACGGTAATGCTCGCTACTCGCGCAGAGCTCTGGATGGTCGCGCTCTTCCGCCAGGTATTTCGATGCGAACGCAGTGACTGCGCTAAGCAGCTGGGACGACGCCGGCGGCGTCGAATAGATCGGGTGCGCCCACGGGCCAAACGGTTCTGACGTGACGCAGACGACGCCAGCCCCGCCCCTTTTCAGATTGTCGATGGCGCCGCGGCGCACGTAGCCGAGCGGCCCGTGCTCGTCGATCTCAGCAAGTACGCCGGACAGGTGCGCGACGCATTCGTGCAGTTCGACGTCGCCTTCCGCCACGGTTTGCTGCGGGAGCCTGGCCAGGTACTGGCGCGCCAGATCGGTTGCCGCTCGCTTCGCCGGGAAGAGCTCGACCTGCTGGCGCAGGAAAGCCGGGAGATCGTTCGCGCTCATGCCGGCACCTTCGGGCTTTGGCCTGCGGTAGTCTGCGCGCGCTCGATCGCGCGCTGCGCCTGGTGCCATGTGAGTCCGCTCAGCGCGATGCGCAGGTATGTGGAACGTGCCACAAGCCCCGCCGAGGGACTGGGTTGCGGTGGTATTCTTTTCATCGTGTTCTCCCTGGTGTTGGATCGAAGGGCCTCGTGGCAGCGAGGCTCCTTCTACTTCTGCTGCTGTTGGTGCAGTTCTTCGTACTTCTTCTTGCTCATCACGTGTCCTGGTTCTGCCGGCAGTGGCGCCCCATCGGGCCGCACCCCGCTCACGCAGCCACTCTGGCCAAGGTCGACGCGTCGACCGGGCGGTACTTGTCGCGGCGGTCGCCCATCAGGTTGCGCAGGTCGCGGATGCTCATGCCCGTCACTTCGTGCATGCGGATCAGCAGCGAGGCGCCGACCGGAAGACGGTAGTGACGTACCTTGCTGATCACCGGCGGTGCGACTTCGAGCTTGCGCGCCAGCGCGGCGTCGTTCTTCAGCTGCAGCTTTCCAATCAGTTCGTCGAGCAGGTGGTTCGGGTTGTAACCATTGGTTGCAGTAGCTGTCGTCATGTCAGTCTCCGAAATTGATGAATGGTTAAATTGCGAATCTGCGGACCGCGCGGGCGCGAAGCCTGGCCGACTTGCTGCTGGAGAGCTGGCCGCCGTAGCTGAAGTCCTGAACCCAGGCATAGCCGGCGAGGGCAGCGTGCTGCTCGCCTGACCAGTACCAGTCCGACTTGAACTCGCGCTGCAGGTTGGCGAACAGCAGCGCCTGTTCGCGGCGCGTCGGCAGCCCGCCGCCAGCCTTTGCAGCGAATTTCTTCGCCTCTTCCCACGTCACCGAGCCCGCCTCTCCCGGCAACAGAATCAGATGGTGGTCGGGCTGGCCCTCCACGCCGAGAAGCAGACCGGCATAGATTTCGCCCTGTTTCAGGTTTTCTTTCATCCACTCCGCCTTTGCGGTAGCTGCGCTGCTCATTGACATATCTTCGATCTCCTTCTTGGTCTTGATTAAGGTTGTGGACTTCCCTGGTGGTACTGTGTAATTAATGGGGAGCGCTCTTGGTGCGCACCGCGCAAAACAAACGGTCAGCCGACCGAGCGCAGTTTTGCCACGGCCGACCTGCCGGCGCGAGCGATGATGCTGCGGATGTCGCGCGCCGCGCGGCGGCTTGCCTCTTCGGCCTCCTCGACCTCGCGAAGCGCGGTCTGGAGTACCTCAACTGGTGCGTCCGCGCGCACGTCGGCCAGCGCAACGACTGCCTCGCTGCTCTCCTTGGCGACAGACTTCAGGTCATCCCTGGGATCGATCGCCGCGTCGTCGGGCAGCTCGTCAGCGATACGGGCCGCGACACCGAGTGGACGGAGAATTTGGTTCAGCACGTGAAGGCGACGGTTCTCCGGCAGCGCTGCGAGCATCGTCGGCAGCATGTTGGAGCCGAGCAGGTTGTTATCCTTGTTGACGTCATCGAGCCAGCGGTTAATGCGCTCGCAGTGCGCCTTAGCCTGGGTGAAAGCATCTTTGCTGCCCGAGTCAAATTCGACTCCCGTCAAGCGATCAGCGCCAATCGAAACGTGCGCATCGACGATGTGCAGCGCCAGGGCTTCGCGGCTCCAACCCTGCTCACGCCGGAAGGCCTCGAACTCGTCGCGAAGGATTCCGATGACCGTCTTGCTGTGTGCTTCGTTCCACATGACTTTTTCCTTTTTGAAATCTAATCTGGCAACACTCATCAATTACTGCTGGAGATCTGCGTGCCGACTGCCCTCACCATCCCTGCTTGCTTGCGCCGCACGCTACTCCTGTTGACACAGCACAAAGCCCTATTGCGCGATGCTGGATACGCTTTGCGGTCTGCGCCGGCCTCGATTCGGCGACTCTTTGGTGGCCAGCTCTGGCCAAATCGTTTGCCAAACTTCGGGAAACATCTCGCGCCGGGTCACCATGCCGCCGGTCTTGAGCTCGATCGAGGCACCGAATCGAATAGGAATCGGTCGTTCTCCGGTTGACCACTTGTAGACGTCGGGCGGATGGGCGCCAATGGCCTTCGCAAGCTTTGTCAGCCGGCCGCGCTCTTCGGAGAGGTATTGGGAAAGGTTCATGCGCTCAGTTTAGCCTAAGGCTAAAGTCTTGCGCAAGAAAAAGTTTAGCCTTCTGCTGATATCGCTTTTTAGCTAATTGCTAAATAATATTGGGATGAAAACAATTGACCAGATACGACGCGACAACCTGCAGGCCCTCGTTGATGAGTACGGGTCGGCCGCCGCAGTTGTGAGTGCGATCGGGTGTAGCGCTTCGCAGTTCAGCCAGTGGCTAAATGCATCACAAAACAGCGGCACGGGGAAGCCGCGAGGAATCGCCACGGCATCATGCCGTCGGATCGAGAAGGCGACAAACAAGCCGGTCGGCTGGATGGATAAGGAGCATCCAGCAGGCCAAGCCGGGGCTCAGCTGGCGGTGATTACTCCGCCTGAGCGCGAAACCAGAATGATCCTGGCATACGATGACGAAATAGCCCTTCTTGACCTTTACCGCCGATCAGACGAACGCGGGAAGCGGGAAATATTCAACTCAGGCCGCATCGAGGCTGATCGGACTAGTGCTGAAGTTGCTTCGCACAAGCGATAGACGCACCGGCTGCTTGACCTCGGGGTAATCAACTGACGTCAGAATTGCGCGAGCGAGCGTCGTACTTCTTCCGCGCTCGTCTGATGCCCTGTAAGCCGCCAGCAGTTGCTCCTCTTCCGCGTTCTCCGTCATCATTACCATATCTTAACGAGCCTTGCGCAAAACACAATGTACATGGTAGGAATCCTCCTACAAAGAATCCCCGCAACACCGCAATTTACCACCTCGCAGCCGGCATAAAAATCACAAATTTCCACACATTCATCTATATGATGCCACCAACATGGTGGCACTTCCACCCCTGGAAGTCTCGGCAAGTGAAAAAATAGGGCGATGCCGAATCCGCCCAGAAGAACAAAAAGTCAAGACGAATACGCCAAACTCACCGTGCGACTTCCGCGTGACCTTTACGAACACCTATCGCGGGAAGCATCGCGCCATGGGCAGTCGCTCAACGCCCATATAGTCACCAGGCTGCGTGAGAACGAACTCGGCCAGATCCGCTCCGAACTTGATGACGTCAATTCCACTCTTCGTAAAATCCTTGATGCGGTAACTTGATCATTTAGTTACATTCGGAATAAATTTCCGTCGAAAATTACATTATAGAAATCTGCTCCGAGGCGATATTTACAGACTGTTTCACCTCGATGCAACAGCTGTCGCTCAGCAGCCACAAGCGACGCACTCTCTGGCTAAGACCGCCCGGGCGATCAGCTGTCTTGCGCGCTAATCCCCTCCCTACTACCTCGCCACGAAACGACCTTCGCCGCAACGGTACTCCCCTCAGTGCTTTCCACATTACAACTAGATCGCGTCAATATATGTCGTGCATCTGTATTGAACACTGACGTAAGCTGAACTCCAGACTTGGGAGCAGCCACATCTCACCCAGCCACTGCTACTCCTCACCTAATTGCCACCGCGCTTAGGACGTGCCCTCTACTTCAATTTTCACACTTTAGCCTGAAGCTAAATTTATTGTTGACTCGAAGTTTAGCCTTAGGCTAATATGAGTAAACAACGCGGCAATCACACCAGTGGAGGCAGCCATGCAATCGAATCACCCGTCGAAGCACGCCGTGAGGGAATACATGGCCAAGCGCCATCGGGAAAGGACGCCGCCGCCATCGCCGGAACAAATCAGGCGCGAGCTGTGCTGGCACCTGGTAGAGGCGGAGCGTCAGGTAAATAGGATGACGAGGAAATGAGCGCGGAACGAATCGACCCGAACAGCCGGGAATACCTGCAGCAGCTGTTAAAAGCAGAGGCCGAACTGGCAGAGGCCAAAGGCTACTACAAGGTGCGGCTGCCGGGCATCGAGTCGATGACGAGGCTTACCCCGCTCTACCCGACCAGGCGGGATGCGACCGGCGGGTTCAGCCCTCATTCGCTACCGCGATGGCGACGCGAGTGGCACGACGGCGGCAAGCTGATTGGCGAATGCCGGTTGAGCTTGGCGTATGGAGAAACTGCGATCACCGCGTTCACAGCAACCGGCAGGCATTGCGGAATCGCCAAGTGGGCCGAGCATCCGACCAAAGACAACGCGATTCTCTCCGCGATCGTCGAGGCGGCGACGTCGTATTTCAAGGCGCTGCGCGAAGCGGAGAACAACGAGAGGAGCAAGGCATGAGATACCTAATCACGGCGAAGTACGAGAACGGCGCGACGCAGCGCTATGTAGGCATCGGCGACCGAGATGCGCTGATGGACGCCATCTACGACGACGGTGCCCTGATTCTCAGCTTCATGCCGCTGCCGTGATCCGCACGATCGCTCAAGCGCTGGTCATTACCTTCGGGCTCCTGCTTCTCTGCGCCGAGGCTGATCGCATGGATTCTCAACCCCAACCTGTCGAGGTGTCGCAATGAGGCTCTATCTCTGTTTCGGGTGCATGACGATTCTCGCACTCCTGGTCGTGATATCCCAGGGCGATACGGTCACCGACTACGCACGATGCCAGGGGCAGACCGCGTATGCGCAAGCACGTCCTGTGACTTGGCCGGATCTCGAGCGCCTGCCCGTGCGTTGGCCGCAATGAGCTTTCTGAGCCAAGTTGTGCGGAACCGGAGATGCGGGCTCTGGTGGCGCCATGCAGTCAAGGCCGCAGTGCTGAATAAGCAGATTTCAAAACTCAGGGAGAGACAACAATGAAAGCAGTTGAAGCAGGCATTTTGCGGGTCGCGGTGCTTGGAGCTGGCGCAGTCCTTCCGAATGCGTATTCGACCGGGATCGTGACGACCGTCGATCGGGAAGCGGAGCGTACCCGGCTGCAGGGCTGCGCCGACCGCCTTCTGAAAGATGCTCGCGAGTCCGGAATTCGCGGGTGCGCGTCGATTGCCGGCGGCGTGATCGAGATGATCGAGATCGCGGGGCCGGACGACAACGAGATCATCGGGCTGGTCGCCCAGTGCTACGACATGACGCCGGCCGAGGCAATCGAGCGCCTTGCATCGATCGATTTCGCACGAGCTCGCGCCGAACTGGCGTAAGCGACTCGGCAAGAATAACCACAACACCAAGGACAACGATGTTTTTCCAGAACCTCCAGCTTTATCGCGTGCCCGCGCCTTGGGCATTCACTCCCGAACAACTCGATGAATCGCTCAAGCAACAGCGCTTTGCTCCAGCCGGCAGTAACGAACTGCTGCGCATGGGCTGGGATTCGCCGCGGAAGAACGGCCAGCTCGTGCACGTCGTCAACAAGCAGATGCTGCTGGTGCTCGGCACCGAGAAGAAGCTGCTGCCGAGCTCGGTGATCAACCAGGTCGCGAAGGCGAAGGCGGCCGAACTGGAAGAGCAGCAGGGCTTCCCGCCGGGCAAGAAGGCGATGAAGGAACTGAAGGAGCGCGTGGCCGACGAGCTGCTGCCGCGCGCATTCTCGATCCGCGGCAACGTTTGGGTCTGGATCGATCCGGTCAACGGCTGGCTGGTGGTCGATGCGGCCAGCCCGGCCAAGGCGGACGACGTGATCAAGCTGCTGCTCAAGGCGGTGGACCGCATGCCGCTGGAATCGCTGCGCGTGCAGCGATCGCCGGTGGCGGTGATGACCGGCTGGCTGGAATCGGACGAGGCGCCGTACGGCTTCACGATCGACCAGGACGCGAAGCTGCGCTCCGCCGGCGAAAGCAAGGCCGAGATTGGCTACAAGCGCCATACCCTCGAGGCGGATGACATGCGCCGCCACATCGCAGCCGGCAAACAGTGCACTCGTCTGGCGCTGACCTGGAACAGCCGCATCTCTTTCGTGCTGACCGACAGCCTCGCGCTCAAGGTTGTCAAGCCGCTCGACGTCATCCGCGAGAGCGCGGCAACCCCGTACAGCGATGACGAACGCTTCGACAACGACTTCGTGCTGATGACCGGCGAATACGCCAGGATGCTCGCAGATCTGGTCGATGCGATGGGCGGGGAGGCGAAGGCGTGACGAAGCAGGAAACCGAGGCGGAGCGCCTGGAGCGGTTGGACCGTGAAGCCAGCCGCGTCTACCGGGCGCAGCGCTTCTCGGGCGGGAAGACATCCAAGCGGTACCGACTCGATATGGAAGAAGTATCCCGTCCGACCGCTGCAGCACCGCCAAAAGGCGCAACTGGTAACGACATCAAGCAGTAATTTTAAGCAGATTAACACTCACAACAAGGAGAAAACGTGAACACCCAGGTCCAGAACACCCTGCCGGAGATCGGCTCTTCACTGGAAGGCGGCTTTTACGCCGGCCGGATCCAGATCGATGGCATTCTCTATGCGCTGATCGTCGCGCCGAAGGTGGAAGGCGAACGGGATGGCGTCGCGTGGCTCGAATCCGAGCAGCGCGTCGCTGATGCCAACAGCTACAACAACGGCATGCTGAACACGCGCGCCATGCTCGAAGCCGGAAGCGAGGTGGCTCAATGGGCACACGGCCTGGCTATCGGCGGCTACACCGACTGGTATATCCCGAGCCAGGACGAACTCGAGATCATCTATCGCAATCTGAAGCCAACCGCAGAGACTAACTCGCTGTACGGCCGAAGTGGCGTGAATATCTCGGCGCCCCCGCCTACCTTCGCCTACAACCGCGAACTGCCGGCCAAGACGACGGCTGAAGGTTTTGCTGCGGGCGGCGAGCATGCCTTTGCTGACGAATGGTACTGGTCGTCCACGCAGAACGCTGCCTACGACGACTTTGCCTGGGGTCAGCTCTTCGTCATCGGCAACCAGGGCTACATCCCCAAGTCGGCCAGGCGTCGCGCCCGCGCGGTCCGCAGATTAACCATTCAGTAATTTAGTCCTTTCTCAGCATGGCACTCCACACCAACCTGCCGATCTACAAGGTCGCCTACGATCTCCTGGTGCTCGTCGCTAACCTGTCGAAGAACATGCCGCGCGACTTCAAGGCATCAATCGGCGGCAAGCTTCGCGACGAGACCGTCGAGATCGTGACCTTGATCTTTCGCGCCAACGTGGCGCGTGAGAAGGCTCGCCATCTAGATGCGCTGATCGAGCGCGTGCAGGTGGCTGAACTGCTGCTGCGGGTGGCGCGCGACATGCGCCTCATCGCGGTGAAGCAGTATGCCAGCGCGATCGAGCTGACTACCAGCGTCAGCAAGCAGGCCAATGGATGGCGCCGTTCCGCAATGCCGCCCGCTTCATGATGGTCAAGGCCACCATGACTGTGCGAACTTTTAATCTGGTCGTGCCGCTGGCTCACGAGGCCACCGCCATGCGCACCGCAGATACCACTCGACAGTGTTCGGGCAGGTCCGGCGCAGTTTCCCCGCTGATCGGCCGCTGCGGCCTTCGGTGGGGCGATGTAGATAGCACGAATAACCGCAGCACGCTGCCAACGACGACTATGCCTGGAATCAGAACTTCAACAACGGCAACCAGAACTACAACAACAAGTCGGCCAGGCTTCGCGCCCGCGCGGTCCGCAGGTTATCCCGGCCGCCACCATGCTGATTTTTCTTTCGAGGAGCTGGTCCTAGCCTATCTGGACTGCCGCCAGACGAAGCGCACATCTGCCAGCGCCATAGCGTTTGAACAGGACCAGGAGCGCAATCTGGCGCGGCTGCACGACGAGCTGCTTGATGGCACCTACCATCCGGGCCGGTCGATCTGCTTCGTCATCACCCGCCCAAAAGCGCGCGAAGTCTGGGCGGCGGACTTCCGTGACCGTATCGTGCACCACCTGCTCTACAACCGCATCGCGCCGCGTTTTCACGCCTCGTTCATCGCTGATACCTGCGCATGCATCCCGGGCCGCGGCACGTTGTATGCGGCACGGCGCCTCGAGTCGAAGATTCGCGCAGCCTCCGGAAACTGGAGCAAGCCTCTGTGGTACCTGAAGTGCGATCTAGCCAACTTCTTCGTCACGATCGACAAGCGTGTTTTATGGAAGCTTATCGCGGTCCGTGTGACCGAGCCCTGGTGGCTGTGGCTCGCTGGAGTGGTCCTGTTCCACGACCCGCGGCAAGACTTTGAAATGCGCGGCGATCGACGCCTGCTCGAGCGTGTGCCGGCGCACAAGCGGCTGGCCAGCCAGCCGAGCCATCTTGGCCTTCCAATCGGGAACTTGTCGTCGCAGTTCTTCGCCAACATCTACCTCGACGTGCTCGACCAGTACGCGAAGCACAGGATCGGGGCGCGCCACTACGTGCGCTACGTCGACGACTTCGTGCTGCTGCACGGGTCGCCGCGGTGGCTGAACGAAGCGCTGGCCAAGATTAACAAATTCTTGCCGGCGAAGCTGGGCGCGCGCCTCAACCCCACCAAGACGGTCCTGCAGCCGGTCGACCGCGGCGTCGACTTCGTCGGACAGCTGATCAAGCCATGGCATATGAGAACCAGGCGCCGCACGGTGCGTCAGGCCATCACGCGCGTGCGCACGATGGATGCGGACAACGTGCACTCAGCGGCTAACAGCTACTTCGGGCTGCTGCGCCAGGCATCCCACAGCCACGTCGACCGGGCGGCGCTGGCAAGAGCGGTGCTCCGGCGCGCGCATGCCGTCGACGGCGGCCTGACCAAGACCTATCGGAGGTCCAAATGAAAGAAGTGCCATCCAGGCCGGCTGTGCTCGACGCCCTGCTAAACCCCGAAGCTTACCTGCACCAGGCGCGGCTTCTCTGGCTTCTCTCCGCCGGCCGTCCAGTTCTTCACGATGGAAGCAACAAATATATCCATACGGTCACCGCGCAGCAGGCTGGCGGAGCGATTGAAATGGCCGTGTACTTTTCGGGTGATCCAACACCCGTCGATAGCTCGCTGATTCAACTGAAGACAATAACGAATGAAAGGGATGAGGATGAATAAAAATACTGAAGACGGCGCCTGCCATGACCGGGCGCGCAAGGTGGGCGCCGCGAAGGGCGGCAATGGAGAAGACTTCGACCACGACGAGTCGTATCAGGTATGGCGCGGCGCACCGCAAGAGCGGGCGGCAGTGCCGGAAGGGCTGGTGCTCATGCCGAAGGCGCTCACGGCCGAGAACGGCGCGAAATCAGTATTAGTAGGCGAGTTCAAGGAAACGTTGCGCCTTGGCTGCCCCGACTGCGATCCTGACGGCGAAAGCTGCGACACATGCGGCGATGCTGGCGAGGTGGCGCACGAAGTAACTATCAGCTGGGACACGATCAAGCGCATCTACGCGCTGGCCGTCGAGCGCCTCGCCGCCCCTGCTCCAGCAGTCGCGCAGGAAGACGAACGGCAAGCCGGCCGCGACCTGAACAACACTCCCTGCCCGAAGTGCGGCCGGCGCATTGGGGTTCACACGCAGGTGGATTGGGAAGAGTGCTTTGGCGTCAAGACACCTCCAGATGAGGAAGAGGAGGGCGAGCAGGTCGCGCCTGATGATGGAATGTTCTCGTCGGACTGGAAAGACGGCTACTCAGTCGGGTTCCAGGCCGCGAAAAAGCTATCCTCTCCTGCCGCCGCCAGCTCCGAGAGCGTCGATACGCCGGAACTGCGCCGCTTGCTCTACGCGTTGTCTTGCACAACAGGCGCGGAGAACAAGGAGATCGAGCGTCGCGTCATCGCCCACATCGAATCCCTGATCGCTGCGCGGGTAGCTGGCGCACAGGCCGCGCCATCCGATGTATTGGTAACGGCTCGTGATGCAATCAACGGGCTGTTGCGGCAATTCACTGGTACGCCTTCGTCCTTGAAGGACAGTACCGCGCGTGCTCAGGGCCATGCCGCGATCAAGGAAATTGACGCCGCGATGGGGGCACAGGCCGCGCCTGATGCGGTGCGCGATGCGGCGCTGGCCTTTGCCGACCACATCATCAACGGCATGTTCGAGGGTGGGGACTGGCGCGGCGAGAACGTACAGGAACTGGCAATCAAGTATGGCCTGCTCAAGCAGCAGACGATGGAGAAGCCATGCGGCGAAGATGGGGCCTGTCAATGCGCGCAAAACGTGCCGTTCTTCCCGGCCGTCTGCTATCGCAAGACCTACATGGATGCGCTCAAGCGCGCCGCCAGCACCCCGGCAGACGACAGCCAGCCCGCTGTGGGCGCGGGAGGTCAATTGTGAACCAGGCAACCGAACATCAGGTGCACCTGCTGCACCACACGCTGGGCGTGACACCGCAACGCCGCGCTCCGTACCGCAACCACTTCGTCGCCAGCCGCGGCCACGACGACCTGCTCGACCTGAAGGCGCTCGAAGCGGCAGGGCTGATGGCACGAAGCCGGACGCCGAAGTTCTGCGACCCCGACGACATGGTGTTCCATGTCACCGACGCGGGCCGGGATTTCGCCCTGGAAAACCTGCCGCAGCCGCCGAAGCGAACCCGGTACGAGGAATACCTGGACGCGGACACTGGTCACAGCTTCGTTGAATTCCTGGGCATCAACCCGCCGCGTGTGGAGTGGAACCGCGAATGGGGCAACGCGAGCCGATACCGCTATGTGCGCCTGGACTGGCGCTACCGGCAGGAAGTCATCGGCGAGTGGAAGCCTAGCAAGAAAGAGGCAAAAGCCAGCTACAAGGCGGCCCTGAAAAAACACAACGATGAGGCGCGCGCATGGCAGAGAGCACCCGCCCAGCAGGCAGACGACAGCCAGAAAGGCGGTGCAGTATGAGTCGGAACATGGTCGCGGTTTTCGCAATCGTCGCAATAGCGCTCATCTCAGTCACGACCGTAATGAACTTGAACTGGTCGAAGGCCAACGCCGAGAACAACGCGTTCGCTAAGGACTGCAACGACCGTGGTGGTATCGCTCGTTTTGATATAGACGCCCGGCAGTGCATTGGCGCGCACCGCGCACCCTCTCAGGACAGCCAGAAAGTCGGCGGCAAATGAACGCGCACCAGCGCCGAGTCGCCCGCCGCAAGGACCGCCACTATTGGGACGAGTCGCCATCGTATGCCGACCTGTATGCCAGTGACGGCGACTGCTTTAGCGATGACGACGAGCGCGAAGCATGCACGGCGTGCGACGGCGATGGCCGCGATCCAATGACTGATTACTTGCTGCCGTGCGAGGTGTGCGGCGGCGATGGATATTTCGATTAAGGACAACCATGACCGACAAGAGCACCACCGCAGGCATCGACCTGGACAAGCTGACGCGATACGACCACCAAGGCTGCGTCATGGCTCCCGATGCGACCGGCGATTACTTCCTCGTTGCCGACGTGCGCGAACTGCTTTCCGCGCCGCGCGTGAGCGAACAGGCGGACGAGCGGGCGCTATGGGAAAAATGGGCGGAACACGAGGCCCGAGTGGCATACCGCTCGGAGAAGCATGGTCTCGTGTTCTATGACGCCGGGACGAAGACCGCATCATGGGTTGCATGGCAGGCCCGCGCGGCCCTCACCCAGCAAGCCGCGCCCGAAGCGCCTGCCGACAAGCCCGCTGGCCTTATCGTAGCAACTTCGGTAACGGATGATTCGATTGTCGTCATCGTCAGCATGAAGCAGGGCGACGTAACGACCGTACTGTACTCAAGGAACCATTCACTCAACGGTGAATCTCTTGGGACGGCACTGCTCGCCGCCGCATCCCCTGCGGCCACCACGGCAAGCGCGAGCGGTAACAGCTTCCGCGATCACCTGCAAAGGTGCAGCGACGAGGTTGCGACGTGGCCCGACTGGAAGCGCGCCCCAGCACCCAGCCATGAGGCTGCGCCGCTGGACGATGGTTTCCTGTACATGTGCGCAATCGAGGCTGCTTACCCGATACCGAACAATCCTCACAATTCGGTCGTGCAGCGCGCGATGGACAGCCGGATTGCATTCAGGAAGGGCTGGGACGCTGCGCGCGATGCCGTCGCCCAGCAGGGCGCAGGACAGGCAGCGCAGGCTGGGGCGGATGAGACGAAGGATGCGGCGCGGTATCGCTGGCTGCGTGACAAGAGCGAGCCGGGAATCTGCGCGTTTTACTTGTCGGTGGGCCAGGCTTTCAAAGGTGTGAAGTTCGCGCGTGAGACTGTGGATGAAGCCATCGACGCCGCCATGTCCGCCGCTACGGCAAGCCAGAAGGGAGAGCAGGCATGAAAGAGCGCCGGATCCTTTTCAGTGCCCCGATGGTGCGCGCGCTGCTCGACGGCACCAAAACGCAAACGCGGCGCGTGGTGAAAGACCTTCCGCCGTGGGAGATAACCGAAATCTGCCACGATGCCGGCGGAACGGGGAAGTGGATGCCGAATGGCCCCTCTCCAAGTGGCAAGGGAATGGCGGCCGGGCATTGGAGACATTGCCCCTACGGCCGGTCCGGCGACCGCCTGTGGGTGCGCGAGTCCTTCGTCGCCTTCGGCCGCTGGGAGACCCGTTACAGCGAGAAGAAGCAGCGCGACGAGTGGCACTTCGTGGACTTGACGCTGGAGACCGACCAAGCCTATCGATTCGACGGCGCGGATCCTGATGCTCGCCGCCGTACTGGCGCGGCGCCGACCTGGCACAGCCGCCCGTCGCTGTTCATGCCGCGCGCGGCCAGCCGCATCCTGCTCGACGTCGTCAGCGTGCGCGTCGAGCGGCTGCAGGACATCAGCCACGAGGATGCGGAGTGTGAAGGCGTGAAGTGCAATTACTCGGCTTTGGGCTTTCGCGACCACTACCGGCACCTTTGGGAGAGTATCAACGGCCCTAGCAGCTGGGACGCCAACCCATGGGTGTGGGTGGTCGAATTCAAGCGGGTGCAGCCATGATTGACCGCCGCGCATCCGCAAGCCAGCATCTGGCCGCCGGCGCGTACCTGCAGCTGCTGTTAAGGATGGGCGTGCGGGTGCGGCCTTGGACAATCAGGCCGTCCAGCGAATTGGAGAGCAATGTAATCGCAGCAAGGAGCGAATGACGATGGCGGGGACCGGTTACCTAAGCGCCGATGAACTGGCGGAGCTGATCGACTGCAGACCCAATCAGCGCAGTAAAATGATTTCATGGTTGACCACAAACCGCTGGCGGTTTGAGGTTGCATCGAGCGGACTGCCGCGGGTCGCCCGGGCGTACCATGACAGGAAGATGGGCATCACAGAGGAAAAATCGCAGGCCAAGTATGCCGAAACACCAAACCTCAGCGCCTTCACGTAAGGAGCGCACCGGGATCGATCGGCTTTACAAGCGAGTCGGCAAGCGCAAGGTCTCGTTCTATTATCAGCATCCGGACGGTACCAGCGAGACGCTTGCCACCGCAACCTTGGGGGATCGCCAGGCCACCATCGAGGCCGAGCGAACCGCCAAGCGCAAAGCGCTTGATATCCAGCAGGGCGTAATCGTCGCAGGGTCCGTCGCGGATCTTATCGATCGGTTCAGGACGGACGAAGACCCTCATCACTACCGTGACCAGTCCAAGGACGGCATCGCCGTACGCCGCGGAGTTTACGAAAACCTCATCAGGTTTTTCGGACAGATGCACCCCACGGCGCTAAAGACGATTCATGGTTATCAATACGTTGAGGCTAGAGCCAAGGCCGGTGCCCCGGTCAAGGCGTGGAAGGAGCTCTACGCTTTCTCCACGATCTGTAAGAAAGCTATCCGCTGGGGCGTCATGGAGCACAACCCATTTACGGATATGGACACCGACCCCCACGATAAGGACGTTCGGACGGTAGAGCGCTCGCAGGTCGTGAGGTTCTATCTCTGGAGCCGCCGCCAAGACAATCGGAATGCGCGCTTGATGGGATGCCTTGCGATGTTCACCTACCTGACGGGCTTCCGTGCTGCAGAGGTTCGCCCGCTGCTAAAGACTGCCGTCACGAAACAAGGGGTTGCGGTCGAGGGGGCGAAGCGCAAAAAAGGAGAGGCGCCAGTCCTGAAACTCCGAGAGTGGACGCCGCGGCTACGTTTGGTGGTTGCACGTATCGAACAGGCTCAGGTACATATGGCGCAGATGCCAGCAGAAGTCGTGCAAACTCTGGCGCAAATTACGGTTAAGATCGCCTCTGGGATGTCAGCCAAGTCCGCTGTAAAAGAAGCCGGGATGAAGGAGTCCACCTATTACTATTGGCTCAAGCGGGCCAAGAAAGATGAGCGCGTGAAGCCAACCGAGTCGACCTACCTATTCCCGGCAAAGGGCGGAAAATGCTACACGAAAAGCGGACTGTTTTCGACCTGGCAGGATGTGATGCTTGACTACGTGCGCTCGCTCGACGCTGGCGTGACAGCGGATAAGTTGGTTGAGCACCGGGACTATTACTCTCCGCTTGACATTCGCCCCGCCGCGATCACTGCCAAACTCGAGAGCCGCGACGCCGACGCCTACGATTTCGCGGCCCACGCCAATCCCGCGACCACGCACAGGCACTACGACCGGCGCAAGGTCAAAAAGGCGAAGGCAACGGAATAAAGACGCGCGAAAATTTTCCAACGGATGCCTTGAAACCCGCATGGCTGGCACTGTTTTGTAGCGTATCCGTTGGAACGAAAAATCGGTAAGTGACTGAATAATCTATGAAAAACCACACCTCAATGCTGGATTGTGATTCCTGTCGTCGTGGGTTCGAGTCCCATCAGCCACCCCAAAATTCCCAGTAAATTCAGGTAGTTATAACAGGCCACTGGTTTCAGCATCTGAAATTTACAACGCAAACGGCGATTTTCCAACGAGCGCCACACAAATGAGCCGCAGATAAGCGGCTTTTTTGTTGCCTCAACTTATCCGCTCCTGCTTCCTTCTAGCACCACCGCCCGCCATTCCTGCACATACCCAGCGTCGTCGGTGCCCTTCTCGTAGCCGCGGAACAGCATGCCATTGCCGTGCATCGTCACCAGTTTGGCATCGTACAGGCTCTGGATGATCGGCTTGCGCTGCTGCTCGTCCTCGATGGCCGCTAGACTCAGCTCCAGAATGCCGGCCACCGCGGCCAGGCGCATATCGCCGGTCGTGCCCGGGTCGTTTTGGATGTCATGGTCGCTGCGGCGCTTGCCGCGCTCGCGGAGGCGGGTGATGGTGGCGTACATGGGCGCGAGTGTAGCACTGTTGACCCAGCTCACCCTGAACCCACCACCCAATAGCGCTTGATCACGGGATGCCGAAGGGTTCCTCCGTGCGTCCATTCTGTGAACGCTACTCGTGCACGCAACAGCGGCCGGACCCAATACACGCCCCGCTCCCGCCCGGTCGCGCCGGGGACTGGCGGCGGCGTCGGGATATGGCTGAACGCCGCCAGCAATTCGCGCCGCTGGCCGTCGCTCAGGCCCGAGCCGACCGAGCCGACATAGCGCAGTCCATCGTCAGCGCCAGGCATGGCCAGCAGCAGCGAGCCAACGCCGGCGCGGGTGCGCGTGTAGCCGACGATGACAAATTCATCTACCAGGCCGCATTTGAGCTTGATCCAGCTCCGGGTGCGCCTGGATGCATAGTGCGAGTCGCGGAGCTTTCCGACGATCCCTTCCAGCCCAAGGTCGCAAGCTGCGCGCAGCATGTCTGCCGGGTCACCAGCAAGGGGGGGCGCTGTAGCGAACCACGCGCTGGTTGACCTTTGGGAGCGCCAGCTCGAGCAGTCGGCGCCGATCCTCCAGCGCCACCGCACGCAGGTCATGCCCGAAGAGGTACGGACAATCGAACAGGTAGTAGGTGATCCGCTCGCTTTTACGCGCGTCGATCGACTGCTGCAGCTGGCCAAAATCCGGCAGCCCGCGATCGTCCAAAACGACAATCTCGCCGTCGTACCAGCCCGGCGGAAGACAAAGCCTCGCGATTGCGCGGCGCAGGCATTCCAGCTCGCTGGTCCAGTTGTGACCTCTGCGGGTGAACAGCTTGATGCTGATTCCCTCTACGCGCGCGAGCAAGCGGTAGCCGTCGTACTTCGCCTCCCATATCCACTCTTCCGGTACCATGGGCGGCTCATGCACGAGCGTGACTAGTTGCGGCGCCAGCCGGGCTGGTAGCGGCGCGGCAACGGCGGACGGCGGCATCGGCGGGACTCGGGGCATGGTCGCTCCTGATCAACCCCAAGCGTACTCCTATCGGCAATCGAAACCGCCGTTTA